GATCCGCATTGCCGCTCTCAGCGGGGCGGCGATGGTGAAGTTCCAGAAGCGGGATGTGGAGAAAAGTCGTCATGTGTGGGAGAAAATCCCGCGCAGGGACGCCCATGCCTACGGGGAGAACGAGTACCTTCACCGCAAGGCCCTTGAGTTCTCGCCGGACCAGCACTTGGAGCTGAAGAAGGCTTGCGTCGAGGCGGGGGTGGCCTACGGGTGTTCGGCTTGGGATCAGGCGTCCTACGACTTCCTCGCCTCTCTGGACCTTCCTTGGATCAAGGTCCCGAGCGCGAAGAACGAGGAGTGGCCGACGTGGACCCTTGGGCCTACCCCGCTCCACGTATCGCTTGGGATGCTGGACGAGAAGGGCAAGGAGCGGGTGTTGCAGAACGCGCACGGGCGTCCTTGGGTGACGCCCTACGCCTGCACGTCGAAGTACCCCTCGGAGGCCCACGAAACGTACTTGGGTGAGGTCGCCCTGCTCAGGACGCAGTTCCCGAGGGTTGGGTTCAGCGGGCACCACAAGGGGATCGCCTTGGACATCGGGGCGTACCTGCTGGGGGCGGAGTACATCGAGCGTCACTTCACGCTGGATCGGACGGCGAAGGGGACGGACCACGCGGCGAGCCTTGAGCCGGACGGTCTCCGGAAGCTGTGCCGCGACCTGGATGGGATCAAGGAAGCCTACAAGACCAAGCCTGCCGCTCTCCCCGAATGCGAGCGCGGGCCTTGGACGAAATTCAAGGGGGGTGGCCGTTGAAGGCGATTGCGTCCCTGCTTTGTCGGTGCGGGCGGGGCATCTTCTCGATGTCCAACCTGCTGGTGGTTCACGACGACCCGGCGGCGTTCAGCCATCCCGAGTACGTCAGCGTCCGTTGCCTGAAGTGCGGGCTGGACGGGGTGGCGAGGCTGACGCAGGGGCGTCAGCGGGTGGCGGTGGGTGTCCGAGAGATCGAGGAGATGGTTGGGGAGGCGAAGAAGGCGTACATGGAGGCCATGGCTCCTGCGCCCGCTCCGGTTCCCCCCTGCCACGAGTAATGGAAACTCTCATCGGTGCGGGGATTTTCGCGGCGGGTGCCGTGCTTGGGGCCCTGCTTCACGCTTGGGCTTGGGGTGGTCGGTTCGTGAAGCGGCCTGCCGCCCCTCGGCGTCCTGACGTTCCCAGCCCGCTTCAGGAGGCTCTTGACGAGCAGAGGAAGCTGGCGGAGTTCAACCGACGCTGGCTGATGGGGGAGGATCTTGAGCCCGCGCAGGAGGATCTGCGGGGCCACGGTAGCGCGAAGTTCGATCCGAAGGAGCTTCGCGGGAAGGGGAGTTTCCAGAAATGACGGACGAATCGTTTCGCTCCCGCAAGGACGACCCCGAGATCAGGGAAGCCCGCGAGGAGGAGGCCCGGCTTCGGGAGGAGAAGGCGAACGCCAAGGTGAAGCGGCTCCTCGTGAAGCACGAGCTGGAGCTTGACGCCGAGACCGAGGAGATCCTGAAGTCGGTGATCGCCAGCGGGGCGAAGCTCCGCGGGGCGGAGAAGCTGATCGACAAGGACTTCATCATCATGCACCAGGTCCGGATGCTGTACGACGACAAGGTGCGGGTCAGCACGAAGCAGCGGATCTTGGAGTTCCTCGCGGAGATGAACGGGCTGATGCCGCAGGGCGCGAAGGGGATAAGCGCGGCGGTTGCCGAGCTTGCCATGGAAAGCCTGAACGAGAAGTAATGCCTTCCAAGCCCGTCAAGACGCAGAAGTTCGGGTTTTCATATCTCCCGAACTCCCCGATGCAGAAGCGGCTCTCCGAGGTGCTGGCGGCGGGGAAGGCCAAGGTGATCCTGCTCAACTGCGGCATCCGCGGGGGCAAGACGACCTCGGCCATCGCTGAACTCATCAAGCAGCACTACGTCTACCACAAGAAGCCCAAGCTGGCGTGGGTGGTGAGCCCCACGTTCCCGATGTCCACGGCCCCCGAGAACAAGTTCGTTGAGCTTTGCCAGTCCAAGGAGGGAAGCCTGATCCTCGCCAAGCGGGCGAGCGAGCGGGCGTACTACCTCCGCCCCACCAAGGACGCCCCCAACCAGCCATTCAAGGTGGAGTTCAAGACGGCCACCGAGCCTGACCGGCTCCGCGGCTTCAGCGTCGGCTTCGTCATCATGGACGAGGGGGCGCAGATGTCGCAGGAGGTGTTCCAGATCCTCCAGGGCCGCGTCATGGACAACGACGGCACGATCATCATCCCGACGACGCCCAACGGGAAGAACTGGGTCTACCACGACGTGTACCTCCGGTCCTTGGACGATGATCGCTACGTCGTCATCAACGGCAGGACGGACGACAATACCTCCCTGCCCCCCGACGTAGTGAAGACGCTACGGGAGGACTGGGCGCGGAAGGGAGAGCGGCTGGCCGCGCAGGAACTGGACGCCCAGTTCGTGGACTTCAAGGGGCGGGTGTTCGACCACTTCACGGCGGCGTCCCACGTCTTTGACGAGCGGGACATCCCGGCGGATCTGCCGGTGTACTGCGGGATCGACTGGGGCTACAACGATCCGTTCGTCTGCGTCTGGTGCGTCAAGTGGGACGGTGTCTGGATCGTGGTGGACGAGTATTACAAGACGCGGGGGCTCCTGAAGGAACACGCCAACCGCATCCTCCAGCACCCGCTCCACTCTCGGGTGAAGCGGTACTGGGCGGACCCGAGCGGCCTCCAGAATAGGCGAGAGTTCCGCGAGATGGGGATCACCACGCTCCCTGCGCGGAGGCCGGACAAGGAGACCGGGCCGCGCTGGCCTGCCGTCCGCGCCCGCCTGATGAACAAGCTGTTCGCCATCCGGAAGGCGGCTCCTTGGGACCAGCAGAGGTCGGTGCCCGGCCTCCTGTTCTTTGACACGGTTCAGAACGGGAAGAAGGAGTTCGAGACTCTCTGCTACGACCGGACGGTGGAGATCACGGACCAGGGGCCGAAGGTGTTCGACCGGGACGGGCAGGCGGTGGACAACAAGAACGCGACGGAGCGGCTTGAGGACCGGAACAACCACGTCATCGACTCGCTAGGATACTGCCTCTTCAGCGAGGAGCGGGTGGCGATGCCCGCCCCCTTCGTGTCGGGGGAGGCCAAGCTTGGCAAGGAAGTGAAGGACACCCGCACGAAGGAGGAACTTCACAAGGAGGAGATGGCTCACCTCCTGCGGCCCAAGGACATCTTCAAGAAGAAGCCTCGGAACTACGTGGACCCCTTCGACACGCTCTCTGGGTTGACGTAAGTTCGGCCAAAACCTATAATAGTAGTGCGTTTCGTAGCGGTCTGTCAAGTCGAAAACCATGCCTCGGTACGACTATAAATGCCCTAACGGGCACCAGTGGGAACTGACCCACTCCATGGCGGAGTGTGACAAGCGGCACTTCTGCGACACCTGCCGCGGGAAGGGCACGATCCAGATCCCGCTGGTGGGGCTGAATAACGTGACCCTGACGGACAAGGAACTGAAGTCCCTTGAGTTCCCCTTCGGCAAGGAGAACATGAAGGGCGTCAAGACGGTCGGGGACGTTGACCGGGTCCTCTCGAAGATCAACGCGAATTACAAGTGGGCTGGCGGCTTCGGAAGGTAACACATGAAATCTCCTGACGACTGGTCGCCTGCCGCGTTCAATCCTCTCGGGGTCATCCCGGAGAGCGGCAACAACGCGGTGGACCCTGTCGCCAAGCAGGTCTGGAAGCAGTTCGAGATGGCGCGGTCCTATGACCGCCGGTACAAGAAGGCTTGGCCCCGCTACCACGCGCTATACGAGGGGCGGCACTGGGACGGCTCGCAGAAGGCGTGGATGTCCACCCCGGTCATCAACCTGACCTACGGGTACATCGACACGATGACGGCGATCCTGACGGACGGTCGCCCGCAGATCCAGGTGGTCGCCACCAAGCCCGAGAGCGAGGGGAAGGGGCAGGTCCTCGCGCACATCATCGAGTGGCTGTGGGAAGCCAACGACATGGATGTGAAGCTCCCCTCGACGGTCAAGAATTCGCTGATCTTTGGCAATGCGTTCCTGAAGGTGCTTTGGGACCAGTCGGCCCGGCAGGGGCTGGGGGACATCAAGATCGAGGAGCTGGACCCCTCGCTGGTGTTCGTGAGCCCCCATGCGCGGACGCTGGAGGACGCCGACTACGTCATCCACGCCGAGAACATCCACAAGAGCGCGGTGCAGCGGCTCTATCCCCAGTACCAAGGCGGGGAATACAAGGGTCCGAAGGACTCGGCGTCCACCCTTGAGCGGCCTCCCGGCTCGACGGACAACGGGCCGCTGGGCTTCAACGACACGATCAACCTGACGAATGCCGCGGGGGCCAACCTGGGGGCTGACCGGATCGCCCCTGCGGGCAGTTCCACGAGCGGCACCGGGGACGACGACCCCTTGGTGACGGTGGTGGAGCGGTGGCAGAGGGACGGCTCCGGGCAGATTTGGCAGACGGTGGTGTGCAACGACGAGGTGGTCCTGCACCGCCCGTCCCCCTTCAAGCATGGCCTGTTCCCCATCGTCCACCTGCCCTGCTCTAGGGTGTCGTGGAGCTTCTGGGCCATCGGGGACATCCAGCCCGTCGAGCGGCTCCAGATCGAGATCAACCGTCGGCGCGGCCACATCATGGACATCCTGCGGTACACCGCGAATCCCATGCTGGTGGTTGACCCCGGCATGATGCCGGACTGGGAGCAGCTTGAGCCTCGCCCCGGACTGGTGATCCCCGCGGAGGGCGGGCCCCAGTCTGCGCAGTGGCTCCAGCCGCCCGGCGTTCCCGCCGCCCTCTTCGAGGTGAACCAGCTCGACAAGGGCGACTTCGACGTGGTGCTTGGCAACGTGGAGGTCTTGCAGGGTCGGCGCCCTTCGGGTGTCGAGGCGGGGGTCGCCATCGAGATGCTCCAGGACGCCGCGTCGGTGCGGCCTCGCGGGAAGGCGAGGAACCTGGAGAACATGATCCGCAACCTGGGTCGCATCCTTCTCGGGATGATCCAGCAGTTCTACACGACGGAGCGGGTGTTCCGGGTGGTCGGGAACGAGATCCAGCAGCTTGAGGGGCCGATCACGAAGGACCCCGAAGCGGCGTTCATGTTCATCAACCGCCCGGTGGTGGACCCCCAGACGGGTCAGGTGGTGTTGTCCAACGAGGTCCCCCCCGTCGAGGAGGCGG